GGGTTACAGCTTTTCAACAGGAACGGAGACAGATCGTTACCGTACAGTTGTTCTGCTTTGGAAGAGGTTGTGTATTCACTGGGCCATATACGTGCGTTATAACCCCTCTCCCTTAGTTTGGAGTAGATGGAGTCTTCACACTGTGGAGTACCTAGAAAGATGATCCTACTGGTATCCAGTGGTTTAATAATAGCTTCAAATTCTTTTACTTGTTCATCAAGTTTATCCCTCATGCCCTGTGTTTGAGAGTTGTTGGGAACTTCAACGTCATCGGCAACGATAACGTCTGCCCGTGACCCTGTTAGCTGTGACGTTATCCCAAGGCTCTTAACGGACGGAGCATGAGCAGGAGGAGCCGGCGCTACGTCAAAGGCCACCTTACTAAAGCGTTGACCGTCCCGTGGACGGAGATGCTGTAGGCATGGTATCTCGTTAATGATACGAAGAGTAAACGTGGAGAAGTCATCAGACCTGCTCTTGGATGCAGACACCACCAGAAAGTTCTTGGAAGGGTCAAGGAGCAGTTGATGCACAACATACGCTGAACATATCCAACTCTTACCGACACCACGAAAAGCCATGATGACTGTACGCTTCGGCCCATACTGCATAAACTCAGCAATATCGTACTGAAGGTCAGTGGGGTTGGGAAGGTTCAGATGTTTCCACACCACAAACAGGAAGTTACGGAAGTCCCGTAGTTGTTCAAGGTCGCTGTCGTTTTGTTGAATGCTCATAGAAAGGCTTCTAATGCCCCGTAACGGGCTTTGAATAGATTATAAGGGTCTACCCCTGCCTCATCGCCTCCTTGGTCTTGTCGGAGTCTTCAAAGGGCAGGAGAGAGGCTAGGTTACCTAGTGGTGTTCCTTTTTCCCCAAGGCTAACAATGTCGTTGTCCTTAAGGAGTTGACGAGCGCCGTTAAGGACGGCTGCGTTAAACTCTCCGGTTTCATGCATCTGGTCGATAGCCATCTTGTAGGTATCTGCTACATATATCTGTAGGTCTTCTAGTTTGTGTCTCTTTTCCATAATAGTTATATCCCTCGTTTACCGACGATTAGTTCAAGTAGTCGATCCAGTTTGGCGTTCATCTCTGCCAGTTGTGTTTCCAAACCAGCCATGCGTCTTTCAACGCTTATGTCCCGTTCATGCTGGGCTGCAAGTTCTACCTCTATCTTTGTAAGACGGTCTTCGTCCTTGTCCAGTCGGTCAGCAAACTTCTTTACTATCCATCCAAACACACCAAGGACAACAGCAAGAATGCTGTCGAGGAAATGAGATACTTCTTCTGGCATAGTGTTATGAAGCTTCTATTTCCTCAACCACTAGCGTCCATGCGGAAGACCCACCATAGAAGCGACTAGAGGATTGACCGTTGACGTACATGACGTAAGAGCTATTAGCCCCGTAGCGTATGGAGATTGTCTTGGCTGTTGTTGCTCCCGGTGCATATTCGTAAACACCGTTGAGTGGATATTCATAAGAGTTGGAGGATGTTGGGTAAGACACAACAGCGTGCAAAGCATCAGTTGCCCCATCAAACACGGCAGCAGCACACGCTGCTCCTACGGTGTTACTTGTAAAGCAACCCCCGTAGGTTATCCGTAGACGGTTGGTAGACGCACTTAGCGTCCCAGTGGTGACCGTTAGTATTTCAACACCTTCGGTTATTTGAGGCTTTGTGTCGTCCGCTGGTATGGCTGTAGCGGTGTTACCGTAGGTAGCGTTTTCAGCGTAGTAACGTGCTACGACCTTACCACCACCCGTGCTAATGCCCGTCAACTGGCTACCGTCAACTGCTGGTAACTTTGCTGTTCCATCCAACTGAACAATGTTGTTGGCTGCTGTGCCAATGGTTCCTGTGAGGTAGGTACTGCCAGCGTCCACATCGCTGACCATTCGAGAGTGTGTTTGTGTAATAGCCATAATAAGTCATTGAGTTGGGGTTATCCTATGTCTTAATTTTAAAGCTTTATTTTTAATGTGCCAGAAGTTCCCCCGCCTGAGGTGTCAATCCAAAGCTGACCCTCCTGTAGCCCAGAAGGTTCACCACTTGAAGATTTAGGCATAGTTGTTGAAAACCTCAAATCGTTGAAAGCAGTTGTTGAACTTGTTGTTCTTCTACATGTTATGGCTGAAAATACTTTTGTTTTTCTACCTTGTATGGTTTGTCCGCTTGCTGCGCTAGGTACTGTACTATTAGGAGCGTATATCTTTAAAGAATCAGAATCGATTCCTTCAATTATCCTATGTGAACCGTTCCACGATGAGTTGTTTGTTCCTGTGATGACTACAGAATCGTTGACCAAAGAGTTGTGTGAACTAGAGAAATTTAAAGTAGCGTCACTACCTGATATAGAAATACTGCTTATATTAATAGGAGACTCTAAAGGAGTTTCCATGTGACTGATATTCAAATGACCGTCATCTAGTGAGTCTTTGTTTGAAGATACGTTCCAAACCTCTCCACCAGAAGATTGATCGTAAAGCGTAAGAGCTGCACCTGTAGTACCGTAAACAGAAGCAGCACCTAATCCACTAGTGTGTTGTATCAACGCTGTTTTATTTACTTTTAACTGAAAATCAACACCGGTTGTAGTGTCAGGCGCGACTCCTATACCTACTTGTCCAAATAGTTGGGAGTTACCATCTGGTTCCAGTTTAAGTATAAACGTCTCACCTTCATTTTTTTGCGGTTTAGTAATGTAAAAAGTTCCGTCATCCGCTGTAATAAGATCAGTTTCCTGATTAGGTGATGTTGCTGTGTCGTTATAAATCCTAAGACCCGGATCATTAGCAAACGCGCCTTTTGTTATCTGCATGTTTGCGTTTTTAATTTCAGCACCTCCCGATACTGTTAACTTAGCAGCATCGGTTGAAATAGGTGAGTGGTTTATTACTACTTTACACAAACCAGCATCTGTTTGTATTAAGTTTCCAGAAGTACCTTTAACACTAAAATCAACGTCAGCTTGGTTTGGGTTAAAAGTTACTAGATTATTTTCTAGTTTTGATACGACTACTTCACCAGCTGTTCCTGTGGCTACTACAGTTTTTAAAGCACCAGCGTCGCTGGCTATATCGAATAAACCAGTTGTGTAGTCGCCGTTACCGTCAGTTGCTTCTGATGAGTCTATTAGTCGTATTTTTGACGTACCTCTAGCTTTTAAAGCTATTGTAGCTTTTTTATTTCCAGTGGTTGCTGAATTCTCTACATACAAAAGAGTGTTAGGTCCGTTGCCTGTGACAGATAATTCACCAACATTGTAAGCACTATCTGAAGCTTCGTTAGCACCTATAGTAACTTTATCGTTACCCGCATCGCACGATATTAAAGTTTTAGTATCTCCTTTAACTGTAAAATCAACGTCACCAGCACCTTCATTTACTACTACTTTTTTGGTTGATCCATCATCAACGAGGAACTGAGTGTCAGAGTCGCTAATCTTTGCGGCAGTTACAGCGTTATCCGCTACTCCTATTTCAGTAGGTTTGTTAAGGATAGACGCAGCCCCGCTTGTGGCATCCCAATCAGTCTGTACGTTTACTTCAGCGCCTGTTGCGATACCTGTCAGTTTTGTAGCATCTGCTGATGGGTAAGAGTTTTTAGCGGTGTTAGCTGCAATGGCCGACGCTTGGGAAGTAGTGATACCAGTCTTAGCGGTGTTAGCGGCTACAGACGTATTAGCAGTGACTCTTGCTTCAGTGTAGTAAAGGTTTGTCAAACCTTCGGATACATCGTCTGTATCCCCACTAAGTTCACTGAGATGATCTTTACTCGCTACCTGACTATCAACATACGTTTTAATTTGTTTAGTTGTTGATATTTGACTGTTGCTGTCTTGAGTAACTGCACCGAAAGCAATAGTCGTGACAGTACCACCGTCCACGGTTGCACTTCCTAAAACACCTGCTGCTGATGTGTTAGCTAACTTAGCGTGAGCAATGGCAGCAGTAGTCGCTACCTTGGCGTTGGTAATGTTTGCAACAGTAACTACACCAGTGTTGGAAATAGTAGCGTCTCCGCTCATTGCAACCGCTGTTGCCTTGTTAGCGTCACTACCAACAACGATATTACCACTAGCAACGTCTTCCAGCTTACTCAGCTCTATTGCAGCATTGGAGCTTATTTTAGCCGTGGTGATTGTACTGTCTGCTATTTTAGCTACTGTTACAGCACCGTCTACAATAGTGTCAGTATTCACACTACCTTCAGATACAGCCTGACTATACCCACGAACGATCACAACAATTCTTGAACTGTTTGGAGGCGCACTAGTAAAGGTAATGGTGTCGTTGTCAGGGTTAACGGAGTAAGAACCGTTTGATGTGCCTGCCTTCGGCTCTTGGGCAACACCATCAATGTTAACATCATACAACGTATCAGCACTTAACGTAACGTCCGAAGAGAATGTAAAGACAGTTGCAGAACCATCACCGTCAAATGTGTATTTCAAAGGTTCCGTAAATACACCGTTCTTAAACACAGCCACCTGCGTATCAACATAGTTCTTCGTACCTGCATCTGTGGTTAGTGTCGGTTCACCTACGTTGGTGATCTTATTACCCTTGGCATCCCAGTCGTCGCTCCCTGCTGCCTTTTGGAGTGACAGGTTATTCAGTTCGTCAATCTCTTCATTGAGGTACAGGTTGTGGAGATATGCTTTATCAAGGTCGTTCTCTACCAATACTGAACCGTCTGTGAAGTCTACCAAAGCGGCGGAGGCATCACTGTCCCTACGTATGCGGATGTTTGTAGCAGTGGGAGTTGCATCCAACACAACAGCCAGCGGCGATGCTTGGATAGTAAACGCTGTGGTGTTTACTCCATCAAGCTCTACCTTAATGTGTGTTGAATCAAGATAAGGGAAGTTAAAGGAAAAGGTTTTATGCCCTGTCCCAGTGCCAGCACTTGCTGCAAGGTCTACGTAGGTGTTAGCCATGATGATATGTCTCGTTTGTATTTGTAAGTGTTGTTGTTATTGAAGTAGTTGGTTACTTAGCGTCGATAAGCTCAAGGAAGTCAGGGACATCTTTACTTTCGATGTCTTTGGAATAAACCCGATCCGTCCAAAGGATTCCTTCTTTATTGTAGAAATCTTTATTAAACTTCCTTTTCTTCTTCATGTCTTTCCAAGCAGCAGTCCTGTATTTAGAAATAGTTTCACTAATATATTGACGCTTTTCTTTTCGTAAGCCGTCAGCGGACAGTAAAGGAGCATTGATATACTCCCGACTTTTAAACAAATCCCCCAAGGTCTTACGCATGTTTTTTCCACGAAGCTTAAAAGTAGACATATGCGCCATCCAAGAGTCGTATAGGGTCTGATTAGTTGAAGAACGGTATTTACGTGTGTCTATACTCTCTCTGTTATAGACACGACTTTGGCCTAATGTTCCATGCACACTGGCAATCTCGTTGAGGATTTTATCATCCTTTAAATCGCTAACCACCATTGGGCTAATCAAACCAAAAGCACCTTCCTGTGACCAAACCCGCTCTACCTTCTCGCCCAGTAAATTACGGCTATACTGACCGGGGTTTATTCCCAGCATCCGTTCTTTCATTTTGGACCACCAATCAACTGCTTCGGTTTGGAATGATTCGTTCACCGTGGCTAAGTCACGTATGATTCGTGGACTTAACGATGAAACATAATTTACAAATGTGTCTTCAATACGTGCATCCTCGTCAACGATGGGTCTGATCATTTCATGCAACCCCCTGATGAAATACTTATTACTGAGGTTTTCTACAAACGAGGCATGAAGGACGTTTGCTAATGCTTGGTCTTCTTTAAGACCTTCCGTGCCATATGCGGAAACAATCCCAGACCAATGAACAAAGTCAGCTTGCATGGATAGGTAAGTAGACCAAGGTTCAAACCTTCCGTAGTTGAACCATTTATTCCCTATTTTAATAGAGTTAGGTCGCCACCCTTGATGGATGAGCCTACGTTTCTGGTCGTCTGTTAGGTAAGCTCCTGTGCCTGTAATGCTACCAGTAGCAATCGCTGTTGTAATGCCTA